GGTGAATTAGCATGTTCGAGGTTTAATATGAAAGGTCGTCGTTCGGTAAATACAAATCATCGTATTTTCCGTCGTATAAAGGATATTATATCCCAAATACTCGGCGACCTTAATATGGAGGTACTCCTTGGGAGTTCATGCAGGCATGGACCTGGCAGTTCGACAACGTGTTCCTATAGGAATACCAGCCCGTATTTTAAATACGGTGGCTGGCCTTATACGATTACGTCTCGTTCTGTAACGCACGCTAAAGATCTTATTTCATCTGACCAAAGATGGATTAGTTACTTAGAAGACTCGTACCGAAAACGGTACGACATTCCTTGTTACAAAATCCTGAATTGGCCTGTCTTTTGGGAACGCATGTTCCTAATCGACGATTGGAATAAGGTCACAACGGTGCCTAAGAACTATCTTAAAGATAGACCAATAGCTATTGAGCACTCGCTCAATATCATGCTCCAACTTGGCGTTGACGGTTATATCCGTAAACGCCTTAGACGCTGGGGCATCAACCTAAACAGCCAATACCTGAATCAGGTATTGGCCCGGCTCGGGACAGTGTCGGACGATATCTTTCGTCCGGCTACCATCGATCTTGCGAATGCAAGTGATACGGTATCCCTTGGAGTAGTTAAACTACTCTTCCCGGATGAATGGTATACCTACCTATGCGACCTGCGTTCGATTGGCGGCAATCTTCCTAATGGGAAGATCCGCTACTCTAAACTTAGTAGCATGGGCAATGGCTATACCTTCGCGGTTGAGTCACTAATCTTCTTCGCTATTGCCTTGGCAGTATCCGAAGATTATTTTGGTGACCGAAATAGGGGTTCGTTTCCGATCTCTGTTTTCGGCGATGATATCGTCGTTGCAGAAGTCGTATCCGATAACCTTATCTATTGGCTAGAACATCTAGGCTTTTCAGTTAACACTGGGAAGTCTTTCACTTCAGGACCCTTTAAAGAGTCCTGTGGGTGTGATTTCTACTTAGGCGCTGATGTACGTCCTGTCTTCCTTAGGAAGGAGCTAAGAACCTTAACCGACATTTATTCCATTAGGAATAGGTTGCGACGGTTCTTTAGCCTTAACTTCCCTGAGATTGACTTCACCCCTCTTGACAACCTTTTCTTAGGTTGGCTTCGAGGGGC